TGACAAGAACAAAGACGCCATTAAAATCGAAAGTAAGTGGACATCTACTACAGTATATATAGCGAAACGCAAGTCCATAGACATCATAGCCTTCAGGGGTACACAGCAGGGAAGGGATTGGCTGACAGACGCGCTCGTAGTCCCCGTGCCGTATGCGGGTAGACTGTGCCACGGTGGATTTGCGATGGCCCACAGGTCAGTCTGGAAAGAAGTTAAGAAACACATTGACCCCAAGAAACGCACCCTGATCTGCGGCCATAGCCTCGGCGGTGCGCTGGCAGAACTCTCTGCCTCTATGTTGAACGGTAAGCACGACAACATAAACTTGATTACCTTCGGCAAGCCGAACGTGTTCTTCAAGGGTTTTAAGAAGCCAATGACTCTTGATAATCAAATCTCCTGTGTGCAAGGCAGCGATATGGTGGCTAGAATTCCCCGCTTTTGCTACGGCCCCTCAAGCTCGCAGACTATGTTGTACTTCAGTAACACCGGCCCTGACTACATAAATCCCAGCAAAGACACCAGAGTTGCTGATAGGGGTGATTTGAAAGACCGGATAGCTGACCACATGATGGACGGCTACAAGGATAGGCTAAAAGAGTTTTTGGATGAGCAAGAAGCACAAGCTAATAAAGTAGTGCAAATGGATAAGGACAAAAAACTAGCCCGTAAAGAACTGGAGGATATGGCGAATGAAATGTTTATTAAAGATTAGCTTTTTAGTTGTTTTCACTTTATCTAGCTGTACGTCTGTTGAACAAGTTATGGCAAATAAAGAAATATACTGTAACCAGTTTTACAAAGGTGTCAGAGCTGTAGGGCGCGGTGCCTTGTCAGCAACTACTGGCGTTATAGTGCCTGATGTATGTGACACCATAGATACAATTGTGGAAGCTGCGGAATGAAACTCGGTGGCCTGCTTAAATCCCTTGCACCTACTATAGCTAGTGCAGCGGGCGGGCCAATGGCCGGTATGGCTGTCAAGATGGCGGCTTCTAAGCTAGGCATACCAGACGCTACAGCAAACGAGATTGAAGACCTTATCGAACGAGAGCCTGAAAAGGCGGTATTGCTTAAAGAGGCAGACAAAGATTTTAAGGATCGTATCCGAGAGATGGAGATAGACCTTGAGTCTTTTAAAACAGAAGTTGATGACAGAAAAGACGCCAGAACCAAGTTCTCTGGAGACATTACACCCAAGGTGTTTTGCATACTGGCGTTGGTTTTGTACGGCGCTTATGTAATGACTGTGACCATCCTTCCTCATGACCAGAACGATGAGACTATTATTTCTCTGGTTTTGGGGCAGTTATCAGGCATTCTGGGCACCTGCGCGGCCTTTTTTTACGGCGGGTCAAACGGTAAAAAGTAATGAAAAAACTGCTAGAAATGTTAAAGCGTCATGAGGGCGAAGTTAAAACTAATGGTCGTCATGTGGCTTATAAGTGTCCCGCCGGATACTGGACGGTAGGTATTGGGCGTAATGTAGACCCAGAAAACGGTATTGGGCTGTCTGACGAAGAAGTAGATTTCCTCCTAGAGAACGATATTGCCAGAGTAATCAAGGAGTTAGCTACAGAATACTCGTGGTTTAACGGTCTTGATGATGTCCGAAAAGATGCTATGATTGACATTAGTTTTAACCTCGGAGCTACGCGTTTACGTGGCTTTCGACGCGCATTAACCGCTATGGAAGCGGGAAACTACACAGAAGCCTCCACAGAGTTCTTGGACTCTAGGTGGGCAAAACAGGTTGGTGGCCGTGCTTTAGAGCTGACCGACATGATTGCTAGTGGTGAGTACGCGGATTGAGGTTTAAATGGCAGTTAGAAAATTACAATTCAAGCCGGGTGTAAACAGAGAAACTACCCGGTATGCCGCCGAAGGTCAGTGGTACGAGACCGACAAGGTGCGCTTTAGACGTGGGCTACCCCAGAAAATAGGCGGGTGGCAGCGTATTTCCGCAGATACTTATCTTGGTGTAGCCCGGTCATTGTTTAACTGGGCAACTCTGGGCGATCAGAATCTCGTAGCTGTAGGCACTAATCTAAAGTACTACCTAGAGCGTGGTGGTGCCTACTTTGATATTACTCCTATTAGAGCAACCACAGCAGCGGGTGACGTAACTTTTGCCGCTGTTAATGGTTCTGCCACTCTTACTGTTACTGATACAGCTCACGGCGCGTCACAGGGTGATTACGTGACATTTTCCGGTGCGGTATCTCTGGGTGGCAACATTACGGCTGATGTACTAAACGCAGAATACACAGTAGCTACTGTAGTAGACGTTGACAACTACACCATCACAGCCACGGCCACGGCCAATGCGTCTGACACAGGCAACGGTGGGTCTTCTGTCGTAGGTGCATACCAAATATCCGTCGGCAATGAGGTCGAAGTGCCGTTTACTGGGTGGGGTGCGGGGCGTTGGGGGTTTGGTACTTGGGGTACAGGTGGTGCCACTAATGCCCCTATGCGTATCTGGAGTCAATCTAACTTTGGCGAAGATTTGTTTTTTGCCCACAGAGGAGGCGTACCGCTTTACTGGGATGCAAGCTCTGGAGTGGAAACACGGGGCGTATACGTCAGTTCCTTGGGTGGAGCGTCTGACGTACCTATTATAGTAAACCTAGCGTTTGTATCAGACATATTTCGCTTTGCGTTTTGTTTTGGGGCGAACGATTTTGGCAGTTCTACACTTGACCCCATGTTGCTCCGTTGGTCAGACCAAGAAGACATATCTAACTGGACACCTGCCGCGACCAATCAAGCAGGTAGTTTACGGCTATCAGACGGTACAGAGATCATAGATGCTATCCAAGCACGGCAAGAAGTGTTGGTCTGGACTGATTCGGCCTTGTATGGACTACAGTATCTAGGCGCTCCAGAGGTATGGGGGGCGCAGCTTCTAGGCACAAACATTACCATAGCTAGCCCCAACGCAGCGGTATATTCCGGCAACATTGCCTACTGGATGGGTACAAACAAGTTTTACTACTACGACGGTACAGTTAAGACGCTACCCTGTGAAGTGCGTAGCTATGTATTTGATGATTTCAACCAACAGCAAGTAGACCAAGTAATCTGTGGTTCTAATGAGCAATTTGACGAGATATGGTGGTTCTACTGCTCTGCTGGAGCTACACGAAACGACCGTTATGTAGTGTACAACTATATTGAAAAAGTCTGGTACTACGGCAATTTGGCGCGTTCAGCGTGGATTGATTCAGACCTACGGGAGTTCCCAATAGCTGCTACTTTTAATAACAACTTGGTGCTTCAAGAAAACGGCGTAGATGACAACGAGACAGGCACCCCTACGGCTGTAACGGCTACTATAACCTCAACACAGTTCGATTTGGATGACGGCGACAGGTTCATGTTAATTAACAAGATGTTACCTGACATGACGTTTACTGGCTCTACAGCAGGTTCGCCTGCGGCTACCATGACTCTGAACCCCTTGGAGAACTCAGGTTCTGGGCGGTATAACCCAGCCTCAGTCGGGGGTAACAGCAGTGCAACGGTCACCAGAACAGCCGTATTGCCTGTAGAAGAGTTTACAGGACAGGTATTTACACGGGTACGGGGTCGGCAGATGTCGATCAAAATTGAGTCTACAGAACTAGGAGTAACGTGGAAACTAGGCGCACCTAGGATGGATATGCGGCCTGATGGTAGGAGAGGCTAGTGGCAATAAGAGATAGGTTAGTACAAAAGGTTCAAACGCCTGCACTTCCGATACCCAAGGAGAGTCCGCTTAAGCAGTATCTGGACGACCTGAATAACATCCTGCGTCTGTTTTTTAACTTGCTAACTAACATAGTTAATACCGTATTTGGAGAGCTAGGGGGTCGGTTTATTGACGTACCCAATGCGTTATACTTCTCCACGCTAGATCAACCTATAGCGGTAGTAAACACAGGGCAGCCGGTCACGTTTAACCAGACATACTTGGAAAGCGGGCTTTCGATTAACGGTGTTGGGAATAGCCAGATAACTGCTGCGTACGCCGGGGTTTATAATTTTCAGTTTACTACACAGATTGCTAGTACTTCAGCTAGCTCTAAAACGGTGTTTATTTGGATTGCAAGAAACGGTGTAGACTTAGGTTACACAGCAAAAGACTTTGTATTACAAGGCTCTAGCGACGTTAACGAAGCAACTTGGAACTTTAACTTGGATTTGACAGCGGGTGAGTACGTAGAGATGATATGGTCGTCTGATGGTATAGACGCCGCTCTTAACTCCGAGGCCGCAACTAGCCCCCATCCGGGCGTTGCTTCTGCTGTAGTAACAATTAACTTTATTTCGGCGCTACCTGAAACGCGCCCAACACCTCCGTAGGTGAGAGATGAGTGATAAAGTAAAAAAGTTTGATGCAGGGGGTAGCATCCTTGACCAGTCAAACATAGCTGGTCAAATTTTTGCTCAACAACCATCTGGTATAGGTTCGGCAGGCACTCCACTCGATCTAAGCAGTATTCAGCAAAGCTACGCCAGTACGTTTCCTATGGATTTGGACTACATGGACATGCTGGAGGAGGCTGCGGATAGGGCTGATCCTGATTTAGTTGCGAAGTTTGAAAAGGAACAAGAAGCCCAAAATTTTCAAAAAGCGCAAGAAGATGCTGCTCAAACGTATGCCGAATTAGTGCTGGGAAAACAACCTACAACAGCAGAAGAATTTGCGGCCATAAAGAAAGCAAAACAAGCCTTAATAGATTTAAACGTAAGCAGAGAACAAATAGAAGCGGTAAAAGTCCCTACTGCTTTCGGTGAAAAAAGTGTAGACGCTTCAAAAGGTATTGAAGGTGTCATGGGGCCGTCTATCGGTGGTGCTTTTAAGCAAGGTTATGAAAATCTAATAGACTTATACGGCACTGGGGCTTTGCAGGCTCTCGGGTCTGTGATTGAGCTTGCTGGTGGCGATAAAGACTTAGCCCTTGCAGGCACCAAAGTAGGGGTTAACCCGACAGGGCCGGGCGTCAGTTATATATTTGGTGACGATGGCAAAGTTAGGACAACTCCTTTAGGGCAAACACAGACAGGAACTCCCGTAGTTCTTACTGGCCCTATAGGTGCAGCAGGGGCTGTTGTCGGAGACATTTTAAGAGGGGATGTAGATATATTTGGTATCCCCGGAGCAGTTGTAGGGGCTGTAGGAGGCCCAGCAGGTGCAGTTAAAACGGCTGCTAATGCCGGTGTTCTGGGTCTGGGAGACGATAGCAGGGAAGAAGGTGGGGACGTATTCTTAGACGAAGAAGCTATTATTGCAAGTATTCTTAACGACGATGGCTCAGACGACCCAAAAATAGGAGACCCTAATGGAGATAGCAATAATACTGTCGATAGTGGTGGTGATCCAGACACTTTAGAGGTACTTACGGATTCTCAACCTAAATTTACTCCGGTGGATATAGTAACAGGTAGTGTTGACTCCGATACCCCCACAATAAGAGCTGGGGGAAGGGACATAGTAGGAAGTAGTGTTGACTCCGATACCCCCACAATAAGAGCTGGGGGAAGGGACATAGTTGGGAACACGCTAAGCGACGATGAAATAGAGGAAATACTAGCAGGTGGAATGCCCGCAGTTGCCGGTGGGTACGACGACCCTAGCACAACACCCTCAATTAAAACCGGAGCAGCCCCTGCTGCTGGTGGCGGAGATGGAGGCGGTGGTGGAGGTGGCGGGGGTGGGTTCGGTACTCTCACAGGCGGTACACAGACAGTTTCAGTAGAACCCGGCCCGCTTGTAGATATACCGGGCTTTTACGACATATCTAGTATGAGTATTATTCCTGACTATATAGATGAACTAGTAGAGCGGGAACGACAACGGCGAGGCGCCGCAGAAGGTGGACATGTGAAGAAGTTTGAAAAAGGTGGTATGTCTTACGCCGACTATGAACAAAATATACTTGGTAATACCAGTAATGCTGGTAACACCGGCAGCAACTCAAGTGTGCGTGGTAAACTAAGTCAATTCGTAGGTGATAACGCTGGCGCTTTGCTTACCAGTGCTGTGGGTGGACTGTTCGGGCTACTGGATAACGATGAACAACAGCCTGCTGGTTACCAAGGCAAAATCCCCGACTACACTGCACAGCGCAACCTGCTACCCGGTGCTTTTGATCAAACAGGGCGTCGCCCCGGTTCTATGGGGCGTAGATACTTTACAGATGTACAGTATGTGCCTACTGGAGAAGGCGCTGTTATGCAGGGTGTGGGGTTACCGGCAATCGCACCTGCGGCTGATACAGCTACCGAACTTGACACAGAAGGTTTGGCGGGTGTTGCACCAGTGGCTACTCTTACTGACACTTTAGGGCAAGAGGGTGTATCTAATCTTATTTCTAACATAACCGGTATGTTTGGTGGCGGTGCAGGTGCTACAACAGACTTAACCGGCGGAGCTACAACAGACTTAACCGGCGGAGCTACAACAGACTTAACCGGCGGAGCTACAACAGACTTAACCGGCGGAGCTACAACAGACTTAACCGGCGGAGC